TTTTGATTTTTGCAGGATTGAAATTGACACTTCTTGGTGTATTTGGTTTTGCAACTTATAAATTATTTTTGACATGAAGATATATTTTTCTAATTATCGTGACCACTGGATTTCTCCATACACAATACTGGAGAAAGTTTTCTTTTGGCGTGAGATTGATTACGATGAACCAATCATCGAAAAACTTTCTGACATACTAGAACCAATTAGTGTAGCACTTAAAAAGTTTCTTGATTTTGTTCATCCACGAATCAGTTATGTTAAGATTGATCGATATGATACATGGTCAATGGATTCAACATTGGCACCTATTATTCTTCCGATGTTGAAACAACTAAAGGCAACAAAACACGGTTCGCCTATGGTTGATCTTGAAGATGTTCCAGAACACATGCGAACGACTACAACCGAAGATTGGGATTCGCAACTTACATTCGATTTTTATAAAGAAGATCCGAATGTTGGTGAACCACATTTTGGTGAGTACGCTAATATACATGATCGTTGGAATTATGTTTTGAATGAAATGATTTTTGCCTTTGAACATCTTATCGATGATTCGTGGGAGAATGAATATAGTTCTGGTGTGATTGACACTAAATTTGTTCCATGTCCTGATAATCCAAAATTATCTACGATGGAAAATGGTCCTAATCACACATACGTATGTGATTATGATGGTTTGAAAAAAGTGTATGATCGTATGGATAATGGATTCCGTCTGTTTGGTAAATATTACCGTGGATTGTGGGATTAAAAGATACTAAATAAAAGACTGGCACTCACACACACAATCGCCAGTAATACACACACAGGAGAAATTATGAGCAATCTTACACCATTCGAGATCCGTCTCGAACTTTTAAAAATGGCCAAAGAACTTTTACTGGAGGATTATCAATCCAGTAAAGAACGGCTAGTCAATGAATGGCAAGTGAAGGTAGAGTCCGCTAAACTAAACGGACAAGCGATACCAGATCACCCAGCCTTTCCAACATATCCCTCAGAAACAGATATCATCAATAAGGCAGCTGCCTTGAATGGTTTCGTTTCGAATATTACAGCAGAAAAGACACAGAGCAAAAAGTCTGCCTGATCGGGACAAGAGGTGCTTATGCACCTCCCTAACTTATAAGGAGAAAATATGCGAAACACACTCGTTTCAAATTTTTTTATTTTAACAATCTTTGCAATCGTATTGAGTTTAGTCGGAATATTTGTTTTAGATAGAAAACCAGTTCAGATTGTATCACTAGAAGGTGCAGATATAAAACTGCATCACCTAACTTCTGACGCAAAGCGTGAAATCGCTTGTCTTGCAGAAAACATTTACTTTGAGGCAGCTCATGAACCTGAAGTGGGACAATTAGCTGTCGCATTCGTAACCATGAATAGAGTAAACAGTGGCAAATTTGCCGATACTATTTGTGGTGTAGTGAAACAAAAGATTGGAAGCACTTGTCAGTTTTCTTGGTGGTGTGAAACGAAACCGTACACAATGTCAACCAATCAAGTCTTGACAAAAACTAACAATCAGTTGTATAATAGAATTCAAGATATGGCAGTAAACTTTTATTTGAATCATGAACGAATGAAGGATCCATCTAAAGGAGCTTTGTATTATCATGCAGATTATGTTAACCCTGGCTGGAAACTGCCAAAAAATATTCAAATCGGTAGGCACATTTTTTACGGAGAAAAGAATGGAAGAAGGTATCTCTAATAAACAGAACACGGTATTGATAGTATGTCTGACTTTGGTCTTACTTACTTTTATATTCTCGTTGGTTTATTATTCAATTTCTGACAGAAAACTAATGGCGACAAATATTGAAGCCGCAATTGCAAAAGGTATCGATCCATTAGCAGTTCGTTGTTCATATGCAAAAGGAGATGACAATATCTGTGTAGCATATGCAATATCGAACAAATCAATTGACGCACCAAGACGATAAATCAAAAGGAGTATATTATGGCAGTACAACAATTGAGTATAAACTCGTTGAGTAATCCAGCAGACCAGAAGAAACTTCTTTCTCTGTTAAAGACTTGTTCAGATTCACTGACACGTATGGAAGCAGAGAAAGAACTAATCAAGGCAGAGATCGCTGAAATTTCTGAACAACTTGAAATTCCAAAACGTTTGCTTAATAAACTGGTTCGTGTTTATCACAAACAGAACTATGATGAAGAAGTAACAACCAATGAACAATTTGTCCAACTTTATGAAACGGTGGTGAAATAATGTCTAGATTTACATTTACAAACGACAATGATTTTGACAATACACATGTCAATTATTCTTTCGATGCGGAAAGCATTCATGATGTTTTCGATCACATGAAATACTTTTTGAGAGCTTGTGGATACGAAGCTGCTGGTGATATTGGTTTGTTTCCAGACGTTACTGAAAGTTATGATGAATCTGAATATCAAAAGGATCATGCATTCGACAATATTCCAAATAACAGTTGGCCGTTTGGCGAATCGAAACCATCTACAAGTATGCCAAAACATTCTGAACATGAACATGGATGGTATGAATGGAACAATAGTTATTCTTTGACCAGTGCTAGCATACCAGCATTGACTACGTTTGATTTGTCGTCAATGACTGTAACTGATTTGTCTACACTAACGACCAAATCTTGGACTGAGTGGTCTGCTCCAACAATGGCACCACTGACTACTGAACAAATTAAATCTTGGTCTATGGAAATGCCAGGCACTCTTGGTTCTGCAAAAGTTAAATTCTGATGCCAACTAAAGACGAAATGATGAAGTTTGCTCGTGCAATTGATGAACTGGTTGCACGAACAGACTACAATTACATAGAAGCGATTGTTGAACATTGTAAACAAACTGGACTTGAAATAGAAGTTGCTGCGACACTTATCAATCAAAATTTGAAAGCAAAGATTGAGAGTGATGCGATGGACTTGAATCTATTACCCAAGACCAATAAATTACCTATATGATTACTGCTTATGAAACCTTTCAACTCTATAACGCATTAAAATTACACTTTACTGGAAATTATGATTTCTTTAAGTATAATGGTAAGAGTAATGTGAGTGTTGATTCGTTCGAACGCCGAAAAGACAAGTATCATTTCTACAAACTGTCACGCAAGTATCCAAACAAGGAAGATATGAAAAACTTCCTTGTTGCGAACTTTGTCGAAAACGATCAAATGTGGGTTGGTGATTTGCTGAACGATGGTGCTATTGATAATTACAGGCGCCGCCAGAAAGTATTACAATCACTAACCTACAGTTTTGAGAATGATATTAAAAATGTCTTTGAAGGTGTTGAAGATAAGAATGCTCTGATGCGTTGTAAAGATGGAGATTATCCACCACTGTTATTAAAGTATTTGCGTAGAGAAGTTCAAATTGAAACTCTATGTGTACTTGACATGATTCTCGGATTTGTCAAATCTTGGGATGATTGTATTGCAGAAACTATTCGTTGGCCTGGTATCAGAAAACGTATAGTTAAATATGAACCATTTATATCATTCGATGAGGTGAGACTAAAACTTAAACTCAAAGAAATACTACAATGAAAAAAATACTCATTTTATTTGCACTGGCATCTGCGAGTGTATTTGCAAAAGAACCCTCTGTGATGCACATGGATGTCAGTAAGAATAAAATTGAATATAATTCTAAAATATCTGATGTACGTCCGCTAGCCAGTATAACCAAGTTGATGACTGCAATGGTATCACTTGATTATGATGATGATCTGAATCGTCTGGTAGAATTGAAACCACTGGCTAGTACATCTTTACCCAAACGCAAGTATACACGTAATGATTTGTTTCATGCCATGTTGATTCGTAGTGATAATGGTGCTGCTGAAACAATCGCATCCGATTATCCTGGCGGTAGAAAAAAGTTCATCGACGCAATGAATCGCAAAGCATTGCAGATCGGTATGTTGAGTACATACTTCAAGGATCCTACTGGTCTAAGCGTACAGAATACGAGTACCGCAACCGATATAACAAATATGGTTATCGCAGCATCATATTATTCTGTGATACGTGAAACAAGTATTAAGAAACAAGCATTGTTTGAAACACAATACAAGAAACGTATTCGCACTATCGCATTAAAGAATACTAATCAACCATTACTATTTGAATTCGACCAGATCATTATCAGTAAAACAGGATTCACTAATCCTGCAGGATGGTGCGTTGCATTGATGGTTGAAAAGAAAGAGAAAGTGGTAAGAGAAGAAGGTATGGTAGACAAAGTATCAAGATGGATAAAACAAACACCGAAAGAAGATGATTATGAAGTTCATCGCCACGTTATAGTGATATTAGGTGCGAAAAATAAACAAGATCGTATTGACAAAGTTAAACGAATAATGTACAATGAAATACTAGATAACGATTTGCAGGAGTCTACCGATGGACATAAAACAAGTGATTGACAGAATTAAAAATCTGGAAGAATATGAAGTTTGGATAGATTTGCCTGACAACTTTGCATTTCGTGGTAGATCGCCATTCGATATCTATATTACCAACAACAATGTGGCATTAGTCAAAGTGATTGCTGCTTCAATAGAAGAAGCAACACAAAAAGCACATGACTTTTTTTACGGCGAAGATGATGAAGAAAGCTTGTAAGATGACTATATACTAGTATATAATGATACAAGTGAATAAGATGCTTATACAACGACATACAATTATACGAGGAGAATACAATGTCAGACTTTTCTAAATTCAAAAAGAACCGCAGTTCCTTAGAGAAACTTACTAAGGCAATTCAAGATACAGTCCAACCGCAAGAAAATTCCAAAGAAGATACACGATT